ATTTTGTATCCTACATTAGGATATGACGTTGAATGTATAAAAATTTATATTGTAGGTGATAAAGATGACTAATTTTGAGTATTTTATTAGAAAAGAAAAAGATAACAAAGTTACTCCTAGTGACATAGTCGTTATGTGTAGTTTAGCTGATTCAGGTATTACTGTAACAGCAGAAGAAAAAGAATTAGCAGAAAAGATAATTAGTGATAAGAAAATTACTGCTAATGAGATATGCCATTATTATGCAGATTATTCATTAGAAAGTAGAAGAAAGTATAATGCTAAATGTGGTGCAGTATGGAGAAACTTAACTAAGGAACAATGGATATTGTTACGAAAATATTATTCGGCTAATCGTGTCGGAGATGATGAGTAGTGAAATATGAAACATTATTTAAAAAGATAATTGTTGAGAAAGAATTAAGTTATAGAATTATATCTAGAATAACTGGAATTTCCAGAACTAGTTTATGTAATTATGCAAATGGATATCGTAAACCTGACTTAGAAACTGCCTGTCAAATTATTAGAAAGATGCAGTTTGATTCGGAATTGATATTCACTTTGTTTGAGCCAACGGATTGAAAAAGTGTCCACGAGCTGTCCACGTAGCGTGGATGGGTGCTTGCCAAAACTGAAACGACATTTTTTCAGGGTGTCCACCCCGTGTGGACGGGTGAAGGCAAACTTTTGGCAAGAAGGCAAACTTTTGGCAAGGAATTTTGGGCATTTTGTCCACCCCGTGTGGACGGACGGTGTTCACGTAGCGTGGACGATGAGGGTCCTTGCCTTTTTGCCTTTATTTTTTGTAAATTAATTAAAAATTAAAAATTTTCTTTAAAATAAATAAATATTCAAAAAGTTTTTGGCAAAGGCAAGAAAAAAGTGTATTAAAAATCGTCATAAACTATTGATATTTTAATCATATCTTTTTAATTTTTACTCGCACGGGAAACATAGCCTTTTATGAGGAGAAGAGGTAAATTAACCTTTTACTTTTATTTTTTATTTAAGAGGTGATATGTTATGAAAGAGAATGAATATCAAGGAAAACTTATAAAAAAGATTAAAGCAAAACTTCCTGATTGTGATGTATTAAAAAATGATTCGTCTATAATACAAGGCATTCCAGATTTAAGTGTTCTTAATGGACCTAAGTATGCTTATCTTGAAGTTAAGATTTCTAAAGATGCACCTCATCAACCAAATCAAGATTATTATATTAACAAAGCAAATAAAAATAATGGATTTGGAAGATTTATATATCCCGAAAATGAAAAAGAAGTTTTAAACGATATGATTAATTACTTTAATAATTAATTGATATTCTAAAGGAGAAACAAAATATGGGTAAATACAATGACCATAAAAAATTAGAAGGAAAACACGCATATATTGGCTGTTCACAATATGCTTGGGAAAATAGAACAGACGAGCAATTGATATCTATGTATTATTCTAGATATGCATCAGAAATTGGTACAGCTTGTCATAAATTTGCACAAGATTGTATTAACAATAAAATTAAATTAAGAAAAACTGATGACCATATGTTAGAATATTTTATACAAGTTGTATATCCTTTATTAAGTGGAGTTTATATTCCAAGAGGAGCATATGACTGTAAACAATTAATAGAAACAATTGCATTATTTGTAAATGATTCAATTGGATTTAGAATGGATTCAGAAGTTATATTAGCATATGATGAAACTTATGCTTTTGGCACAACTGATGCATTTAAATGTGATGAATCAACTAAAACTATATTTGTAAATGATTTAAAAACTGGTAAGCATGAAGCTAAGATGACACAATTGATATTATATGCAGCAGAATATTGTTTAGAATACAACAAAAATCCTAAAGAATACAAATTTGAATTGCGTATATATCAAGGTGGACAAATTATTGAATATTTCCCTTTAGCAGCTGAAATAGAAGAACATATGAAATTAATAGTTCATGCAACCAATGTATTAAGAAATAATATTGAAAGATAGGAGGATTGAAAGTTTATGACTGATAATGATGAATTGATATTTGAAGAAAATTCAGATGAGTTAGCACATTATGGAACTCCTCAGTTATATCCTGGAGACCCTCATGGTTCAGGTAGATATCGTGAGGTTCTGGTGACAATCCAAATCAACATGGTTCAAATGATTTTTTAACTAGAGTAAATGAGTTAAGAAAGAAAGGCATGTCTGAAAAAGAAGTTGCTGATGCTTTAGGTATATCTACTGGACAATTAAGAATAAAAAAATCTATAGCAATTAAAGAACAAAGAGCTCAACTTGTTGCTAAAGCAGAACAATTAAAGCATCAAGGATATTCTAATGTTCAAATTGCTGAAATGATGGGTTTGGCTGGAGAATCTACAGTTCGTTCTCTATTAAATGCCGACTCTAAAGCAAGAATGACTATTGCAGAACAAACTGCCAATAATTTAGCAAACCTTGTTGATGAACGAGGAATGATTGATGTTGGTGTAGGAACTGAAAGACAATTAGGTATATCTAAAGAAAAACTTAATGCCTCTTTAGAATTATTACAAGAAGAAGGTTATGAAGTTTATGGAGGTAGAGTACCACAAGTAACTAATCCAGGAAAATATACAACTATTAAAGTTTTATGTCCTCCTGGTACAGAACATAAAGATATTTATGATTATGGTGAAGTCCATTCTATAGAAGATTTAACTTCTAGAGATGGCGGAGATACTTTAGAACCATCATTTATATATCCTAAATCTATGGATTCTAGTAGATTAGCTATTAGATATGCAGAAGAAGGAGGAGCAGATAAAGATGGTCAAGTTGAAATTAGAAGAGGAGTAAAGGATTTATATTTAGGTGATGGTGTAAATTATGCTCAAGTAAGAATACTTGTTGATGATACACATTATATTAAAGGTATGGCTATTTATGTAGACGATGATGATTTACCTGATGGTATTGATGTTATGTTTAACTCTAATAAGTCAATTAATAAATCTACTAATAAACTAGATTATTTAAAATCTATTGAAGAAAATATAAAAAAAGACCCTGATAATCCTTTTGGTTCTGCTATTAAAGAAAATCGTGGTCAAGTATTTTATGATGACCCTAATGGAATTTATATTGACCCAGTAACAGGTCATAAACAATCATTAGGATTGATAAATAAGAGAGCTGAAGAAGGAGATTGGACTAGTTGGTCTGATAAATTACCTTCACAATTTTTAAGTAAACAACCACAAAAATTAATAGATAGACAACTTAAAGAATCTCTTAATGAAAAACAAGCAGAATATGATGAAATAATGAGTTTAACAAATCCAACAATTAAACGTTCTTTATTAGAAACTTTTGCTGATGATTGTGACTCTTCATCGGTTCATTTAAAAGCAGCTTCATTACCAGGTCAAAAATATCAAGTTATATTACCATTAACAACTATAGGTGATGATGAAGTATATGCTCCTAATTATAAAGATGGCAGTACAGTAGCTTTAATTAGATTTCCTCATGGTGGTACATTTGAAATACCAATTTGTACAGTTAATAATAGAAATGAGGAAGGACGTAAAAATTTATCTACAACACCAAAAGATGCTATAGGTATTAATTCTAAAGTTGCTGCAAGATTATCTGGTGCAGATTTTGATGGTGATACTGTTATGGTTATTCCATTTTCAGATAAAGTTCAAATTAAATCTACTAAGCAATTAGAAGCATTAAAAGATTTTGATACTAAATTAAAATATGGTCCTGATAAAACATGGACTGATGAAGATGGAGTTAAACATTATAGTCGTGGTGGTAAAGAATATAAATTAATGGGTAATACCCAAACATCAATGGGAATTGTATCAAATTTAATTACTGATATGACATTAGGTGGCGCAACTAGTGATGAATTAGCTCGTGCAGTTAAACATTCAATGGTTGTTATTGATGCTGAAAAACACCACTTAGATTATAAACAATCTGAAATTGATAATGGTATAGCAGCATTACATAAAAAATATCAAGGACATTATGATTCAGAAGGCAAATATAGAGAAGGTGCTGCCACATTGATATCTAGAGCAAAGTCCGAAATTGATATTCCAGAACGAAAAGAAGGAGCTTTCTATACTAAAGATAGTAAAGAAAAAGTTATATTAGACCCAGAATCTAAAAAATATTATAAAGAAAAAACTGGTGAAATAGTATCTCCATCTAAGGTAAAAATATTATATATTGACCCTAATACTGGAGAAAAAGTATATAGAAATACTAATAGAACTTATACTAAATTAGAATATAAAGATTCTACTGGTAAAAAACAAACTGCATCTGTTATAACTAAAGATGGTAAACAATATTATAAAGGTGAAGATGGCTTATATAAAGAAGTTACTAATGAAAAAATATTAGAGCCTATAAAAGCTACTCAAAAGAGTACTCGTATGGCAGAAACTAAAAATGCATATGACCTTTCTAGAGGTAGTTTACCAGAACAAGCTTATGCTGAATATGCTAATAGTCTAAAAGCATTAGCTAATAAAGCAAGACTTGAATCTTTAGATATAAAAGACATACCTTATTCATCATCTGCTAAAAAGACTTATAAAACAGAAGTTGATTCTCTTAATAAAAAATTAAATGATGCTCTTATTAATGCACCTAGAGAACGTCAAGCACAACTTATAGCAAATTCAATTATTAAAGCTAAATTAGACAATGCTGGAAACTTAACAGCTGACCAAGAAAAGAAAATTAGACAACAATCATTGAATAGAGCAAGAAAACAAGTTGGTGCTAAACGTAATCAAATAATAATTACTGACAAAGAATGGAGTGCAATACAAGCAGGAGCAATTAGTGCTTCTAAATTAAAGCAAATAATAGACAATGCTGATTCAGGTACATTAAAACAATTAGCTATGCCTCGTACAACAACTACATTAAGTAATGCTAAAGTACAAAGAATTAAGAATATGTCTAACAAAGGTTATACAACTAGTGAAATAGCAAATGCTTTAGGTATTTCTAGTTCAACAGTAGTAAATTATTTAAAGGAGTAGATAACTATGCAACAAGATGTAGCAATTACAAGTCTTGACAATCCTTACGACCCTTTTGAAGAGTTTACATCATGGTTAACTTATGATATACAAATGGGTTATTATACTTGTGAACGTCTAGCTAGTTTAGTTATTGACTTACCAGATGCTTTAACACAAGAAGAAAACAATTACTTTGTTAATGAAGCAATTGATGAACTATTAAAAACAGATTGTTTTGACAAAAATGGAAAAGTTATTACGTATAAAAAAGTATTTAGAAATAATAAAAAAGAAAAAGTTATACAACAATAACTAAAATAATAATAAATTTAATAAACTTATAGACCTTATGGGCTATTATTGAAGTTTTCCTTCCCCTACTTAGACATAGGGGAGGGGTCTTCGCAAAATATACCCCCACCCTGTATCGCCACGGTCTTTGAAAATTCCCCGGAG